AGAGCATCCTTAATCATAGTGCGACAAGGTGCAGGAGTAGAAGACTTAACTGCTTCAATACCCATCATCTTTAACTTGGGTTCTTCATACCTAACTCCTTCACTATCCCATACGTTTAAAATATATCTCTTCTTAGCAGTCCATATACCACGTTCAGCAATGTTCTCTCTCTTCATCTGCATCTTCTGGTCATAGGCACTTACGTAGTTGGCCAACGTTTGGTAAGAACCTTCAATATAAGGCTCAAATTGAGTTTCACACACCTTATTAAGGAACGAGACAACGCCTTCAGTAGTTTTCTCTCTGCCCTCGTATACAGCGTCAACCAAAGGACCGAGATGCAAGTAAATGGAATCAGTATCTGAAGCAATAACATAATCAACACCTTCTGTTTTTAATATACGATTCACCTTTTGGTTCATCTTATTCTCTATCCAACGTATGGATACTTGGCCAGACAAAGTAATTGCTTCTGCATTAGCAAGTTTGTAATACCTAAAGTACTGATTGCCGATAGCACCATAAGCACTATTAAGGGCAATCTTCTTCGCCATCTGGATATTGTTACACCTAGCAATCTCTTTGGTGAGGGTATTGGATGGATTCTTCTCATACTCTTGTTTTGCCGCAAGCATTCGTTTCTTAAATACCACTCTATCACCATACATCTTATCCATCAACTCTGGTAAGAATCCACGCACATCTTTCCTATACTGTGCTCCATTAGCACATGTAGCATACTCTGGATTAAAGTCTGTTACCTCTTCATTTAGAATCCGTTCAACGCTCGAGCTGGAATGTCGAGTCTCCCTGAGGGTCTCTGGGGAGATGTTGTACTGCATAATAAGATGAGGGTACAGACTATTGAGGTCAAAACTAACAACCCAATCATAGCGTCCTGGTTTCGGTTCCTTAACATAAGCCCCTGCGTACTTTTCGTTTTTAGATGAACGATTTTTGGGAGGAATAACAATATTCCTCTTCTTCAAATAGTTATAAATTATCGTATCCCACATCCTCACCTGATAGAATACATCATTGTAATTAACTTTAGCATCATATGCCATAGTCAATGCGAGTTCAATCAGTTTCATCTTGTCTTCCAAACGGTCAACAAGTTCAACGTCAATTATATTATACTCAATGAACTTCTGCCAACCCTTTGTGTAGAAATCCTTAAAAGTATCATACTCACTGTGGTCTAACTTCTGCTGACCCAACTCTACCTGAGCAATATAATCCAAACGATATGATTCTTGTGCCTTATAAGTAAACTTCTTATAAAGATCCATATAATCTAACTGCGTTACACCACCCACATCAAATACAATCTGGGTACGTCCCATCACATGTATCTCACCTTCACTTACAAGACCCCAAGGAGAGAATCTCTTCATCAACTTCTCACCAAGAACCCTCTCTAATCTCCTACAAATATAAGGTATATCAAACATCTGTATGTTCCATCCAGTAATAACATCTGGAACATCTTGCATCCAATAATTAATGAACGACGTTAGAAGTTCATATTCATTAGGACAATAATTATATGTTACATCTTTCCTATCATTCTTAAAGGGTTTGCTACCCCAAGTAATGATCTGCTTAGTAGTATAGTCTTGGATTGTGATTGCCAGTATCTCTTCCACGCACGATTCCACATTAGGGAAACCCTGCTCAGACGTAGTTTCAATATCCAAAGTAACAAGCTTAATTTGAGATATGTCAAACTTGATTTCATCCTCTGGGTATTTCTCTGAAATATATTGGTAAATATACCTGTCATTCCCATAAATCTCAAATCCCTCAATATCCTCATACTTTTTATAGAACTCTCTACAGTCCCTAACTGAACCTGGATGAATTGCTTCAACTGCTTCTCCATTCAACGTTTTATATTTAGTCTTCTTTTTAGATTTGACAAATAGAGTAGGAAAAAATTCATCCCTATGCTCATACCTTCTACCATTCTCAACTCCTCTAACAAGGAATTGATTACCGATTAATTGTACGTTAGTGTAAAATTTCATCAAACAAATCTAGTATTGAAAGAAATAACAGTCTTTCTACTGTTGGTCAAATTTTTAGGAGACTTATGCATTATACTAGCATGAAATGTCAAGATCTGTCCCTCCTCTACTCTAACATTAATATCTTTACCTGTTTTTGGATTTTTTAAAACTGTCCCTAATGATTTATCTTCCAACTCTACAAAATAAACATTAGTCAATGCTGATTTAGGATGATCATGCCAAGGATGTGATGATGCAGAATATGGATCATATTGATTAAACCATGAATTAACTACAGCACTATTGCACTTATATTTTTTAGAAATAAATTTTTCATATCCTTCTCTATCCCCTTGAGATAATCCAAAAGAATACCACTCAGTTGTATCAACACCCCAATCTGTTTTACTAATTCTAGCCTGACCATTATTAATATTAAAAGGATATCCAGTAATGGATATTCTCTTTAAAATTCTTTCTTTATTTTTTAAATGATCTTTAACCTTAAAGATATTATAAGGTTTAGAGAAAAACATTATTTAATAAGATCTTGATATTTTTCAAGTAGAGTTGGAGTAGGATCACATAAAGTAAGGATCTTATCTGAACTCAACATAAAGATATCATCCTTTGTGATATTAAGCAACCAAGGTTCCAATATATTATCTTCTTTAATAATAAATGGATTAGTTAATTTACAATCTGGTTCACCTGGAACCACTGCTGGTGCTTCTTCAATCTGACTTATCAGAATCTGATTTGTCTGAAGATGGATTATTTTGGTTTCCATTTAAGATGTCCTCAATGTACATTTCTTTAAGTTTTTCAACTGGTTCTACTAGTGTAATAAGCCAGTCTGCAGGAATAGGAATCTCTTCTTGTTTAGTAAGAGGTATCCAAGGGAATAAAGAAACTTCAAAACCTGCTTTACTGTTGTTTCCTTCTTGTGATTGAAGATTAGGATTCCTCATCTTAACCACACATGGTTTATCTAGACGATAACCAATTACTCTTCTTTCATCTCCCTCCCCAACTAGCATCTCACTAACATCAGCGATTACATCTTCGCCTGATTTTAAGAGCATTAATTTAAGAGTCATAACACACTTTTACCTCTTTGTATCTTAGCACAAAAAAAGAGACCCGTAAAGGGTCTCGATCCATCTCGAACTCATCTCTATTTAGAGATAGTCTTTTCTAGTATGATGTTCAGGAACTATTTTTCCCAGTTGTACCACGAGCAATCCGTCTCTAAATTGTACGTCTCGTACTTCGGTATCATCTGTGATTGTCCAGACCCTAGTGAAAGACCTGTTGGCCAATCCTTTGTGGACAAATTCTCCAACATCTTCCGATTCTTCTTTTTTGCCTTCCACATGTAGTTTTCCAAACTCCGTATAGACGCATACTTCATCTTTCGTGAAGCCCGCAAGTGCGATTTCCAACCTTGACTCAACGTTGTTTACCTGTACTAAATTATATGGCGGATAGTTAGAAGTTTGCTCTCGGACATTCCAGAATTGATCAAAGTAATCATCCATTCCAATGCTGTTCTTTACGATCTTATCCATCAATTGAGATAGATCTGCAGAACGATATCTTTGTAAATTTGACATGATAGTCTCCTCCTTTTAAAGCGAGTGTTTTAGTTTGTGTCCCTTACGGCGACATAACTAATTATACACTATCCCTTAAAAATCGAGGTGATGATCTCCGTCTTAATCTTTTCGGTTTCCTACCATGTATATGAGTAAGATAGAAATTTGTATAGTTAACGATCACTAAAAGTATTAATAATATAGTGTTAACCGTCATTCTTCTTGTGTCTTACCTTTCTTACCAATGTTATACTTTTGCTCTAAAATCCAGTCACCCTTATCCTTATAAGCAAGAACTTTAATTTGATTAAGAGGTGCTATATCTGTAACAGAGTCTGGTTTTACTACGTTAACAAGACCCCAATCAACCAAAAGACGAGCAATACGATTCCGACGCTGAACGTCATTAGCAGTAAGATTAGCATGTTTGCCATCTAAAGCAAATAACTCTTTAAAATGCACAATATAATACCTACCTTGCTTATGCAAGATATGGCATGATTGATAGAGTTTCTTTTCTTTTCTTGACGCTACACCAATTCTTGTAAGGGTTTCTCTAACCTTTAAAAAATCATCAGGTTCATTGAGAAGCACTTCTACCATTTGGTCTTGCGACCAACTTACTTCAGGCTCCTGCGTAGAAGTAGTCATTTTCTTCCTCCAGTATCAAGTCGTTGTTTAATAAATTCCAATTGTTGGGGTGATAAGATTTTCAGTGCTTGAGACGCTTTCTCATTACTATAACCATAGTATTGTTTTACACATTGGAGATCCGTGACTTTATCCTTACGGAGCCAGGGAGAGAATCTCTTCTTTTTCCTAAGTGTATTTAGATAAAAAGAATATTGCATATCCTTGTCTAGGAATGAATACTTATTCATCTCATTTGTAAACATCACACAATCAAGGTTTCCAGATAAACAACGATTGATAATATAGGGAGCATAGTCCTTAATTACAGAAGGATCTTCCTCAATAAGATTCTTCTTATTAAAATTGATAGAATTTAACCAGTCTTTAAGTTCAGTCATTTTGGTAGTTTCCTATTGAAGTTCCAGTAATCAAATTTCATGTAGATTTTATATATTCCAATCAAAGTTCTTTTAACAAACTCTTCCAGAAAAATAAGGGAGAGAAAAAAAATTTTTTCAATCATTACATTCTACCATCCCAACATTACCTGATAATGTTATTCTACCATCACATTTGTTTTTTGGCACATGGTGCTGAAGTTGAGGAGGAAAAATTATAATCTTTCCTTCTTCTGCTTTTATTCTCTTACCACTAGTAGTAAAAACTAATGGAGAAGATCCTTTAGGACAATTCACAAAATAAACAAAAGAATGTAATGCATAATTCATATGACAATGATTTGAAGTATGATCACCTTTATTATATTTTGCAAACCATATATTCATATTAATCCTTGCATCATGCTCTTTTGATGCTGATAAAAAACTAGAAAAATACGTTCTATGTAAAAGAGAACTAACCCAACTCTCAATCAATTGTATAGTCTTTGTTTTTTCCTCAGATTTAACATTATACTGAGTTGCTTTAACAGTAGTAAATCTTTTATTTTGTTCAGGAGAATAAAAATAAAAATCTTTAATATCCTCCATAAGTTTTTTATTTAAGGACTCTGAGTGAGGATGCTTCTCTACTATTACTTTACAATTCTCTCTAATATTCATTAGTCATAATACAGAATAAGGATCTATATCTTCACCAAATTCATCAACATCTCTTAAAAGATTTTTAAACCTTTCATCATCTTGAGCTAGTTGCTGTTCACCTTTGGTTGTATAGTGCATAACAATGGGATTGAAGAACTCTTTATGTTTCTCCTCTACATACCCCTGTGTCACGTCCTGTACCCCAAAGAGACCTCCTATAACACCGATCCTACTCAATATGATCCACATAGCATATTCATCTACGATACGTGGATTTGGAACAGGATAAGGAAGTTCATTACCTTTTATTTTCTCCATTACCTTAACCAGTTCTTCCAGACGATCTATTATATCTTCATGAAATCCATTATTAAATAACATCACACCCATACAATATTTGTATATCTGAGTTTTCCCACCAGCCTCTACAATACACTGATCCACATAATCAAGTGCTTTCCTTATACCCTTTCCACCACCAGTATTAGGATCATGTCTGAAACCAAACTCCTCTCTACCAAATACTTTCGCATAATTATAATGATCAAAAAGATATTGAACATCTCCATAGAATACTGTATCTGAATCTACATAAAGAATATTAGCATCATCATATTCTGGTTTATCAAAGAACTGAAGATTAAACCATCTATAAATGAATAACATCCCATGAGTATGTGCCTTCTCAAATGGTCTTACTCTTACATCATATTCCAAAGAAAAATAAGGGGGAATAAGCTCAGGGTCATTGCAAAACAAATAAACAGGTATTTCATTATTAAACTCCCTTAGTGTACGGATACTATGCTCAAAACGTTTAATCTCATGCTCATTAATGTGGTCATGATGATTTGTCTTGTATGAATAATAAACTATATTCATCTTATAATTTGAATGTCATCATCTTCTGTCCAGAGTTCAACCTTATCTCTGAATCTACCCTCTTGCTTTAATTTATCATATCTCTTACCAGCTTTCTTCTTCCACCACTTAATAATATTCTCAAGATAAAACTTATCCCAATTCTGACCACGAACTAGAGTATCTTGTTCTCCTAAAATCACTTCTCTAATATTTGAATAACCATAATCTGATATATAAAATCTTTTCCTTTGAGTAAGATTAAATGCCATAGCAATAACATCATTAAACTCTTTAAGTTTCTCCTTATCCTTTAATGAATTTCTAATAAGACTTATCATCTTAGTCTGTCTCTTCATCTTCTTAGATGATGCAGCATTCGATGTTAATGGTTCATTATTATTTAATAAGGTAAACCTATCATGAAGACGATGAAATGCCTCTGAATGAAGTAATGGAAGGAATTTACTATCAGTTAGACCTTTATACCTTATGAATGGTTTAAGACCGTCATACTGCGATGCAGAGGTCGTAGAACCATACAATGAGGTAGTCTCAAACAAAGCAATATCTTTCTCAAATACTCTACTTACTTCTTCCCTTGCATAATGAGAAATGCATATTAATGCAAGAAGTTTACCCCCAAGAAAATTATATCCAAAAGGCTGAGATGGTACAATAGCAAACCCCATCACAGCATGACGATTAAACACAGAAAGATCTGGTTGTTTACCTAACCAAATATTTCTAGGTTTAGAATTGATTACAGGAGAACCGAAACGAATAAATCCCATTATCTTTTGGGTTCTCTTTTCAAAGACCATCCATCGCAATTCTCTACCAGGAATATTATGTTCGATTACATGAGAAGAAGTTGCTGTCAGATATTCTAAGTATTGTTTCTGAGTAATATTATCATCAAATCTATCACCCACAAACTTAACCTCAAACTCCATCTCAGAAGGATGTATATCCTCATTTAGAAAATCTTCCTTATGAGAACATCCAGGCAACATAGTTGTCCTTTTACCTATTGCTTCATTCTTTGCATAACGCAAATAATCTTCAATAGTAGTAAAGTTTTTAAAATAATTAATGAATTCATCAGCAGCCCAAATAGCATCTGATTCACTTACTTCAGATATCATCTTATAATTGGATATTGATCTTTTTCTTGATAATACTCTATTGTAATAGTATCCATGATTCTATGAAAAGCACCTGACATCAAACGATATCCAGTTCCCACATAGATCTGACCAGCAACAACTGCTACAGTTGCAGTTCCCCAAAAGATATAATACCATCTAGATTTAACTTGATGTCTTTGTTTTCTATTTAATGTGTTGTTCATGCTGGATGTGAAAATTGTTCTGTAATTATGGTCTTAACAGGACCATCATCTGAATGCACAGATATCTTATGGATCATGGTAGAATCCTTTTCCATTATTTTAACATCAACTGCACCATCTTTGCAAGAAACTACAACAGTTCCACTACCAACCCACTCTTTAGGATCTTCAAAGAACTTGTAAACTGGATATGGATCACGAGGTGGAGTCGATGCTACCACTGTGCTTTCGATCTTGCTCATTTCTAAGTTGCCTCTCAAATTCAAATTTTAATGTAGATAGAGGTTGAATAAGAAAAGATTCCCATTCATTATCCTCAATTAGATCCTCAAGATGTGCAACATGCTCTAGAGCAAACACTAATTTAGTTTCAGTATTCATTCTTGGCATCTAAACAAATTTACCTGCCAATTCTGGTAACTCAAATAAACTACGAAGTTCTAATTTAGCTTCTATCATAGCATCCTTTCCACCTGCTTGTCTATCGACAATGGACACTACACGTTCTACCACATATCCAGCATCCCTTAATTTCTCTACAGCTTTGATAGCAGATCCACCTGTAGTAACAACATCTTCTAATACTGTTATCTTAGTTCCTTTAGGTGGTAATAATCCCTCTATCCATGCACCTGTTCCATGACCCTTTGGTTCTTTACGAACAATAAGGGCATTAACCAATCTACCATCTAAAGCAGATACCAATGAAACACCACTTACTAAAGGATCAGCACCTAGTGTAAGTCCTGCCACATAATCAGTCTCTACTTCCTTAAGCATCAATAAACTAGTAAGAGTAAGACCTCTACCAGTTAAAGTTACTGGTTTACAGTTAACATAATGATCACTCTTTTTACCTGATGATAAAGTAAACTCACCTTTTTTATAAGCAAATTTCTTTAACTGTTCTAAAAGTTCTTCTTTCATTTTACCTCATCATGAGTATGGTTATCAAGTTTACCAGACAACTTATATGCTTCACTATTACCACCATGACCATGTGCTATTCCTAATTCATGCATCTTAGCATGTTCATCAATAGCATCTCTTAAATCCTTTTTACCAGCACCAAATGTAAGATAAATTCCGTATCCCATTAAACCAAATAAACACATTCCTATAAAGAATATGAATCCTTGATCTGGAGTTAGATTCCCATGAGGGATTAAATTAGAAAGGAGTGTCATTGTTTTCCTCTATTTGTTCTAGAATTTCTTCTGTATCAATAATTGCTTGAATTTTAGATAACATATCTGCAATATGTTTACTAGTATAAGCTGATTCAGTACGTGCCGCAAATGATAATGCATTACGTAAATGTGATTGTGCCTCTACTAGAGACTCTTCTACTTGAGTTGATAAACTCATTTTACCTCCGTTTCAAATAAATGGTGCTTTGAAGTACCAGCATTATCATTGGAAATGTTTCCTATACCAGTCTCTTCAGTTTCCTCTAAAGTGTACTCCCAATCCTCAATTACCGTATTTGCTAATAGTCGATCAGAAAGAAGATCCATCTGTTCTCTAGCAACCTCTTCACTCTCTGCATCAAACCAAAAATCAATTGCCTTACCAATCCTCAACAGATGAGGTTCAAGTTGAGGGGCAACTCTTTTAGTGTTATTCATTACTGCATTACCAGCAGCATCCGATACAGACCCTCTGAGTCTAACATGTACAAGTGCTTTAAATCTCATTTAAATTCACACTCCACCATGATTTCTGTAAGACATGCTAACATATTTATTTCCTGATCCGCAACAAAAGCGATTTGGTACTGATACTTAGCAAGTATAAGAACAGCAGCAGGGATGGAAGTAGGAACCAATGAACTTGAAAGAGAATCGTAAATCCTACGTAATAAAACAGTAGAATCATTATCCAAGTTATCGACACACCATTTACGTACTTGCGGAAAGTCTTTTTCCTTGAGGTTTTTAACGAGATCATTAACCTTTACATCACTGAAATGAGCAAGAATACCACTATCTATCTTACCACCAACTGAATATCTTTGACACTCATTAAGAACTCTTCTCCAATCTGGAAAATGTTTATTAATAAGTTCTGCAAGAACTTTCTTATCTGCTTCTATCCTCTCTTGTTCTAATATTGATATTAATCTTCCGAAGAATGCTGCTGCAATTTCTTGTTTATGTTTACCCTTAATACCAAACTCCACCACAGCACATCTCGAATGGAGGGGTTCAATGATTTTATTTTTGTAGTTGCAAGT